TGAATGGCGGGCCGCTGGCCCTGGCCCAGACGCTCACCGGACAGGCGAACAATGTGTCCGAGGCGGGCGTGCCGACGATGCATATCCGGTCATTCGACCCCGATTTCGACGCGGGCCAGGCCGGGGAATTGAAAGCCAAGGCGGTGGAAACGCAGCGGGTGCGCTCCCCGATGGTGACCAACGCGCTCGTCGAGGCCAAACCATTGTCGTGGAATCCGACCGAGACACAATTGTTGGAGGCGCGGAAATTCTCCCTGGTCGAGATCGCCAACATGTTCGGACTGGACGCTGAATGGCTAAACGCAGGACAGGTGTCCGGGACGTATCAGAACATCGAGCAAAAGGGTATCGACTTCCTGCGCCATTCCGCGGGGGGCTGGCTGGCCCGGTTCGAGCAGGCGTTGACCCTCATCCGGCCGCGCGGCCGGTGGGTCGAGGCCAATCGCAACGCCGAGCTACAGGCCGACACGCTGACTCGTTACCAATGCTATGAGATCGCGATCCGCAACGGCTTCCTAACCCGTGACGAGGTACGCGCGCTGGAACGGCGCAAGCCACTCACCGCGGCGCAGAAGGTCGAGGCGCTGCCGGTCGAGGTGACCAGCCACGAGCCCGCAGGGCCGCCCGGGGGCAACGCCTCGGCGTCCGGCGTGCCGGGCGGTCCCCCGCGGCCGAACGCGCCGCAGGGGGCACGCCAGCCGGGCGTGCCGGGCCGCCAGGGGCCCACCCACGGGGCCGGGGCCCGGCCGAAGACAGCACATCCGACACCAGTGAGGTCATGAGGTGGACATCTTGGGAAAAAAGGGCAAAAAGGCCAAGCGCAAGATGAAGAAGAAGCTGGCCCGCAAGCTCGATCCGCCAGAGGTCGGCACCCAGTACGACCGGCGGGACGAGGGCTACGACCGCCAGCAGGGTGACCAGCGGGGCGACCGGTGGGACGAGGGCCCGGCCGGGTCGATGCGCCAGCCGGACTATCCCGAGGACGCACGAACCGTGCAGCGCACTCCCCGCGAGGATCGCAAGCGCAAGAGCGCGATCAAGAAAAAGACGATCAAGGCGATGCATGTGGAGGTCAACCGGCGGATAGCCGCGGTGGGTGCCGAGCAAACCGTGCTCGACGAGACCATGACCGATCAGGAGAAATTCGTCCAGCTCACCCGGCAGACCGGCAACATCGGGGACACGCTGGCCGGAATCAACCCAGAGCCACGGTTGATTCACAGCGAATTGATCCGGTTAATGGCGCTGTCCGCGGCGTGGGCACAGTCCCTCGCTGACAAAAGCGCCCGCCGATGATCACCGAGCTGTATCGGGCTCCGCTGACCGACGTAGACGCTCCGCGCGGACCATTCCCGGACGAGCAGATCCGTGCGGATGTGCACCCGGGGGACCCGGGCCAGCTCAAAAAGTATTGGCTGTCCAAAGAGGGGCTAGCGAAATGGGCAACGAAACCGCACCCATGGACGGCGCTGTACCACCATATCCTCAAGCACGTCGGGAATCCAGAGAAAGCGAAGCGGATCGCCTCTCAATGGTTCCACGACCATTTCGGATACTGGCCCGGGGATCGGAAAGGGAAAAATCCGATCGGTCATGGATAGTTCCGGAATGGCCCCCGGGCCTGGGGTTCTGGGAGAACGTGATCACGTCATGGACAGAGATCTTGGACAGATGGGCGATCGAGATGGGCGAGCAGACCGAGCCGGTACGGACCGATCCGGGGTTGACCGGTGCGGCGCGCATTGACAAGACGCTGTCAACGTCCGGGGCCGACCTGCTACCGGGCGGGCCGGATATGACCATGGAGATCCCGACCGAGTCCGCGCACGAGCGCGAGATCCCGCACGAGCGCCAGCCCGCCGGACTGCGGGCCGCCCGGGTGATCAAGACGACGCTGACCCGGACCACCCGACGCGACCTCGGCCGGGCAATGCTCGATATGACGGGGCCGGGGGGCTGGCGTTCGACCACGCTCAATCCCGACATGCCCGACCCACGGAAGTTCGCGATCTTGTCCGACCGGTTCGACAAGATCGCGCTGACCGACGAGGGGACCGTGCTCTACCGCGAGCTACTGGCGCTCGCGGCGGTAGCTACCGGGTGGGCGCAGGGCATCCAGCGACGGCACTGGCGCGACGTCAAGCGGGCGCGCCGGGCCACCAGGCGCGAGCGACGGCGCACCCGGCGCGCCGCTCGGCGCGGGGATCACGTGCGCGAGGTCGGGACCGTGCCGGGACTGGACACGTGAACCAAGAGGAAGCACTCGCGGCGCTGACCGATATTGCGCTGTTCATCGCCATCTATATCGGGGTGCTGCCCACGATCTACGCAGTGGGCGAACCGAAAACGAGGAATGAGGCCATGGCCCGAGCGTTTGCGTTATGGATGTGCGCCATTGCTGGCGTGCTCCTCATCATCTGGCTGGCGGTGGCGATCTTCATTCGCCTCGGAATCGTCGCGGGGCACGCAGGATAGCGGGGGAGAAAACATGCCGGTAATGGAGGAAGTGTTCCACCCGATCGAGGGTGCCGAATTGGAGATGATGCGCGCCGAGCAGGGCGGCAGCGACGGCCGCACGGTGTTCGGCATCCTCGTGCCGTGGAACCATCGGCAGCGCATCGATGATCAGCTCGTCGAGCAGTTCGAGCGCGGCAGCGCCGATCACGTGATCCAGGCCGGGGAGCGGGGGCGGGCGCCGGGGGGTCTCCCGGCCTACCGGATGACCTTCTCCCGCGGGCACGAGCGGCAGGGCGGCAAACCGTGCGGGCGCACGGTGTTGCTCCGCGACGACGCGGCCGGGCTCTATGGCGAATGGAAGATCTCGAACACCACCGACGGAAATGATCTTCTCGAGTTGATCAAAGACGGGGTGATGCGCGAGCTGTCGGTGGGCTTCCGGTGCGCCCCCTCGTGGTCGCGCACGCTGCCCGACGGCACGATCTCCCGGCAGCGCTTCGACCCGTTCGAGGCGGCCAGCGTGTCCCGCGGCGCGTACGGGGACGCGGCCGTCGTCGAGGGCCTGCGGCGCGAAGCGCTGGCCACCATCGAGCGGCCCCGACTGGCCCGCGCACGCCTCGCGCTGGCGGACTGGCCGGTACTCGGCTACCGGGCCGATGACGGGGACGGGAAAAAGCCGTACGGAGACGTGACCTACGCGGACCCCGGCTATCAGTCGGACGGGAAAAAGCGCTACCCGATCGACACCGCGGACCATGCGCGCGCGGCCTGGTCGTATATCAATCAACAGGGCAACGCGGGCAAGTACAGCGCCGAGCAGGTCAAGGCGATCAAGGGCCGGATCCGGGCCGCACTCAAGCGGTTCGGGGTCGACGTGGCGGCCTAGGCTGCCCACCCGTGGCGATCTGCTGGGCTCTCGTCGCGCTGGCGACATGGGTTGCCCTGGCGGCGCTCGTCGGAGCGCTGCTGGGCCGGTCCATCCGGCTGGCTGATCGCGGGGGCCCGCCCGGGATCCACCGCCCACATCGTCAAGATTGACGATGTACCACCCTGCGCACGATCTTTGACAGGGCCACGTCAACGGCCATAGCCTGCCCCCGATTCCCGGTTCCCCGGCGATCGACTGCTCGGCTTCCTGACAGCGCGGTGTCAACTCCCCCGCCCTGTTCAGCACCCCGACGGCGCTCCGACTCGGCAGCCCGGTCCCTGATCCCTGCCCCCTTGACCGGGAGTGCCTGCCATGTTCGTGCGTCTATTTCTGCTGGCCACCACCCTCGCGATGCACCGTCGGGCCCCCGGCGGATCGGCCGTGCTCACCCGGCGTCGTGAGGAGTTCCGCACCGTCCACGAGCGCGCCCGGGGCGTCGTCGAGACGGCCGCCAACGCCAACGATGGCGCCGGGCGCGAGCTGACCGAGGCCGAGGCGGCGGCCGTCACCGCCGACCGGGAGCGCGCCGAGGCGCTCTCGGACGAGATCTCCCAGCTCGTCGAGGACGAGCTACGGGCCGCCCGAGTGGCGGCCGGGTACGCCGATATCGGCACCCCGACCGAGGCCGAGAACGCAGGCGGGCCGGGCACCGGGGAAGGCGAGCACGAGCGTTCCGGTACCGAGCACGACACCTCGGGCACCACCGCGCAGGATCGCGACCCGGGCCACTACCGCAGCGCGGCCGAGGGTGGACAGCACTCGTTTTTCACCGACATCGTCCGGGCCCGCGAGGGTGACGAGGACGCGGCGACCCGGCTGGCCGAGCACAACCGCGCGCTGTCCACCACGGTCAGCGGCGCGGGCATCGTGCCGCCGGTATGGCTCACCCAGGAGTACGAGAGCCTGGCCCGTCAGGGCCGCGTGGTGGCCGAGATGGTGCGCCACATCCCGATCACCAACCCGGCGCCGATGACGCTCCCGCGGCAGACCGCGGGCACCGATGCGGTACTCGCCGAGCAGGCGACCGAGAACACGCATCCGAGCGAGACCGATGCGTTCGCCACGACTACGGACGTGGTGACTCCCAAGCCGACGAGCGGGATCCAGGTCGTCTCCCGACAGATGATCGACTCGACCAACCCGGCGGTCGACGCGCTGATCTACGGCGACATGCTGTCGGTCTACAACCGCAAGATCGAGGACAAGGTCACCGCGGCACTGGTCGCGGCGGCCGGGACCGCGGTGGCCACGCTCGCCAGCGACGCCACCAACTTCACCGCGGCGGCGGCCGAGGACGCGATCACCGATGCGGCGATCGCGGTGTGGAACGCCCGCAAGATGCCCGCGGACGCGCTGGCGATGCGGATCTCCCGGTGGGGCCGGTTCATGAAGTTCCGCGACTCGACCGGGCGGCGGCTGTACCCGGCAGAGGAACAGCTCGTGAACGTCTCCGGCCGGGGCTCGATCACGGTTCCGGGCTCGGTCGGCGGCATGGGCGTCGCGGCCACCGATGGCCTCGGAATTGGTGGCGTGACCTACCCGGAGAACATTCTCGTTTTCCGGTCGGGCGACACAATTCTGTTCGAGGGCTCGGTGCTGCGATTCCGGTACGAGGAAGTCGCGGGCCCGGAAAGCGTCAAGCTCGGTGTCTGGGCCTATTCCGCCGTGATTGTGCGGCAGGCGGCCAACTCCGTGCGTCGCGTGCAGATCACGGCCGCGTGAGCGGAAGGGAATCGGAGAAATGGCAGACGACACCAGCGGCACCAGCGCGGCCCCCGCGTCCGCAACGTCCACAACGTCCGCACCGGATTCCGGCACCGGGACCACGGCCGCCAAGACGGGCACCGGGACCTCCGACACCCCCGGCGCCACCACCACGAGCCCTCAGACGGCCACCAGCGAGACGACGGCGGGCGCCGAGCCCGGCGCACCGGGTACCGGCGGGCACGAGCCCAGGGGCGTGCGTGGGCCGGAGGACGGCCCGGTCCCGGGCGACCCCACGACCGAGCCGGTGGCCACCGCGGCACAGAGCCACGTGGCGGGCCGGGTCGGGCCCCCGTCGATCGCGCAGGACAGCGACGCGCCCTGGCACACCCCGGAAGGGGTCGGCCAGATGCGGCCGGGTCAGGTGCTCGACGCCAGTACGGTGATCGAGGGTGGGCACATCGAGACGGCCCCGCTGCCGACCGAGCTGGGGGCGGGCCCCTACGGCGGGGACACCCCGGCCGACGACAAGCCGAGCGCGATCAGCGCGACCAAGCCGGGCACCGACGAGCCGGGGGTCAACGAGCTACCGCCGAACACACCGCTACCGGGCGATGACAAGTCGGCGTCAACGCTCACGGGGAGTGGCCCTAGCACGACTACCAAGAGCGACACCGAGGGGGCCGGGTCCAGTTCGTCGGGCTCGTCCGGTACCTCTGACGCGGCCACGACCACGGCGGCGCCGGGCTCGTCCGGATCGCCCACCCTCCCCACGGAGGGCTCGGCGTCGTCCCCCTCGCCCGGGTCCGGCGGTACGACCGAGACGGCGGACTCGGGCAGTGCCAAGGGATCCGCTACGGACCCGGCCGAGTCCGGCGGAACGTCCGAGCCATCGGGCTCGGCCGGGTCTTCCAGCACGTCCGAGTCGGGCCAGTCGAGCACGAGCGGCTGAGCCATGCCGTGGGCGCCGGACTACGCGAGCGTTGACGAGATCCGCGAGTTGATCCGCATCGATGACGATGCGGACGACGCGGTGATCGAGGCAGCGTTGTCCGGCGCTTCGCGGGCGATCGATCATGCGTGCGACCCGCGGCCGGGGTACTGGCGGCAGTTCGGCCGGACCGATGCGCTGGAAGATCGTTGGTTCACCCCGACCCGGCGCGGCTACTCGGCGCCCTGGCGCGATCAGTGGGTGGCGATCACCGACGACATCGCGACCGACGTCGGGGTGCTGGTGGCGGCCGACGTGACCGGGGACGGGACCTACGTCGAGATCACCGGCACGGTCTTGCTTCCGCGCAACGCGGGCCCGCAGGGACTCCCCTGGGGTTCGATCTTGTTCGCGCAAAGCTCGATGCCGATCCCGCCGGTCATCGCGGAGTCGGTCAAGGTCACCGCGGAGTGGGGCTGGCCCGCGGTCCCGGGCCCGATCCATGAGGCGTGCCTGATCCAGACGAACCGGTTGATCATGCGCCGGGATGCGCCGTTCGGCGTGGCCGGATCACCGGAGGTCGGCTCCGAGGTGCGGTTGCTGGCACGGCTCGATCCCGACGTCGAGGCCATGGTGCGGCCGTACGTGCGCAAGATCGGGACGGTGCTCGAATGATCCTGGTCGACGTCATGAACGA